CTCTAACACCTCTTGTATTAGTTTGATATGATCTATTAGCACCACCAACTTCAGCTTGAGATGATGATATAACAGCTCTTATCTGATCTATAGCTCTCTGATCTACATTACCAGATATATTAATATTAGTTATGTTTGTTGAACCCATTGAATTATCTTTAACTTTATTTCTTGGTACAACCATTTCTCCTGGAGTTAACATTGCAGGTATTCTGTCTGTGTATGGAGCACCGCCTGGAACCATTCCACCTTCAGAGAATTTAAAGAAGTTACTAAAGAAACCTCCGCCTCCTGATGATAGGCCTCCACTAAATAAACTTGTTATACCACTAAACAATCCGCCTTTTGTTCCTGGAGGGCCTCCGCCTCCTTTAAACAAATTACCTATACCACTAGTTAAAGTTCCTAAGAAATTTTGAGATTTACCAACTAAGGTATCCATTATGTTACCTTGATTTGATACTTCAGCATTTAACTGTCTCTGTTTAATAATCTTTTGATCAGCAATAGTTAAAAATAATTGTTCTACTAATAATTCAGCAGATCTTCTAACCATTGTTTCAGCAATAGATAACGCTACATTTTTAAATGAGTTCTTAGTATTCTCTAATAAAGAGTTACCTTCTTTAATACCATTAACCCATGTATCACCTATGATACCGCCAATCTTTTTAGATTCTATTCCTATTTCAGCTAATCTTTTTCTATACGCTATTACTTGTTTTTGTGTCTCTTCATCAAATAAAACTTTATCTGATGCTGATTTCCTATGAAAGTTTCTGTTAGATAAGTCAGCTCTGTTATTTAATTCAGCTATTCTCTTAGCTTGCTCTTCAGCCGCCGCCTTAGCCTCAGCTTGCATTTCCCTTTGTGGTGATGGTTGACTATAAGATCTTCTCTCTTCTAATTTAGCTTTATACTTGTCAGCCTCTTTAGTTAGAGTAGTGTACTTCATAGCTAATCTGTCAACACCATACTCTTGTTTTCTTAATGCACTATTAATTTGATTAATTCTTTTTACATTATTTTCTGATGTACCAAAACCTATAGCTTCTTTAAATTCATACCAGGCTTTACTAACTTTTAAAACAGCTTTGTACAACATATCTTTAAGTTTTTTAGCTATCTTACCTAGATCTACATCTAATAAAACTAATGCAGGTAAAACTAATTGTATAGCAGTAAGAAAAATACCTAAAGGATTCATCTTCATAGCAATGTTTAAAGCTTTTTGTGAAAGCGTTAAACCTTTAAGACCTTTTGTAGCTCTAAATACTTTTACAGTGAATTTACCTAACTGTGCTACTAAACCACTTATTACACCGCCAACTTTTAAAGCGATATAAACTTTAGTTGCAGTTATAAATAGATCAAAATTATTAATTACAAATCTTATAGCTCTCTCTAAAGATTGAAAACCTCTAGCTAACTTCTCACCTATCAGTTCACCATAAGCCTCAAATAAACTTTGGTTTGCACCTAAATCTTTATTTAAATTAGATATCTGTTCTTTTAACGGGCCAAAAAATGATTTAGACACAATAGATCTAAATTGAAAGTACTTATCTTGTACCATTGAAACTTGTCCAGTAAGTGTGTTAGCAAGTAATTTAGTTGCATTACCAAACTCACCACCTGGGCCAAATACTTCAAAAAATCTTTTTCTAGTTTCCTCAACTGATACTTTAGCACCAGCCTCAAATCCTAACATAGCTCTAACACCACGTTCTCTGAATATATCAGCAGACGCTATACCACCAGCAAACGACCTTTGAATTTGTGTTGCTGTTTGTTGGAAGTCTAGACCAGTAGCCGCCGCAACGTTACCAGTAATCTCCATTATCTTAGATAGCTCATTAGCATCTTCAGAAATAACGGCTAAGTTACCTGAACCTGCCGCAATCTCTTCTAGTGAGAACGGTACTTTAGCCGCAAAAGCCGCTAAACTATCAAAAGCTTTACCACCTTCTTCTACAGAACCAAATAGTAGTTGAAACCTATTTTGTAGTTGCTCTACTTGATTACCTGCACTGAAAGTGTCTTTTACAAATTTACCAACACCAAAAGTTACAGCTCCTAAACCTGCAACAACACCAACTTTAAGAGTTGTACCTAACGCCGCAAAAGCACTAGTAGCTCTAGCCGCACTACGTTTAAGTGAGTCTAAGCTTTTTGATGCTAATACACTATTTCTAGATACTTTGTTAATATCATTGGCTAAAGCTTTTACCTGGCTTTGACCCTTGATCTGTGTATCTATTACTATTTTTGCCATATATGTTTCCGTGTTAACACAATATCGTGTTTATACTCGGTTAAATTCTTGTTTTATATTCGACTCTTACTTCGTCAAATTCTTCTTCAAATGCAGATTCTATAAATTTAGCAGGAGCTTGTTTAGAGTTCCCTTCGTTCAAATCTTGTATGTATTGAACACCATTAGTAACGTAAATCCTTTGTGGTTTATCTAAAGGTCTTAATACATTTAATTCTGCTTGTGGGTTACTTTCACCCTTACCATCAGGTGGTTCAGCTGTATCATAATAAGTTTCTGTGTAACCTGTCCACCATGCATTTCTAGCCGCACCAGTATCAACAGGTGTAGCCTTTTTAACTTTAGCTGTTGCCCTAAATACAGCGGCCCTAGTTGTCTTCTCAGCAAATTTATCAACATCCTTCATAGCGTCTGATGCTAATTTAGTTAATCCTATAGTAGTTATAGATTTTGCCATTAGACAACCTTACCTTTGTTAACACCATTTTTAATAGTATATCTTCCACTACCAAAACCATTAATGTTAACTTCTTTTTTTAAATTCTTAAATAATTCTTTTTCTTTTTTGTCTTTTTTAATTTTATTAGTGTAAGACTTTAATACTTTAGTATCTCTCATAAAACACTCCTTAAAGATAAGGCGGTATTAACCGCCCTACCTATTTATTTATTACTTAATTGATATAGTTTTTAGTCTCTTATGTTCAGGCACTATCTTCTCTAAATCAATTTTAAGTAAGCCGTCTTTTAACTCAGCTCCCTTAACTTCAACATCATCTGATATTGTAAATGATTTGCTAAAATATCTTTTAGATATTCCCTTGTGAATGATAGTATCTTTTTCCTCAGAAACCTCTTTTGCTTTGGATTTAATCGATAGCAAACTATTTTCCAAAGTAATGTCGATGTCTTTTTTACTATAACCAGCAAGAGCAAGTTCAATACAATATTTATTATCACCTGTTTTAATAATGTTGTAAAAGGGGAAGTTTGGAATATACTCATTGTCAAACATCCTTTCAAAGTGATTAAACATGTCATCAAACCCGACAGTCATTGGTTTTAGTTTATTGAAAATAGATAGATTATTAATCGTCATTATTTACTCCTTTATTAGCAAGTTTATTATTAGAAGCTTTATCGCCTTCTAAAAATGATATCTTATTTTTCTTAGCAATAGATTTTAATTGTTTTAAACCTTCTTGCATTTTTATATCATTATCATCTATAGATTGTCTCATCATTTTTAATGTTGGAAACAATTCATTTATTCTCAATGGTTTTGTACCCTGGTATGTTGTTTGTGCTATTACAGCAGATCTATGATCTTCTCGCCAACCGTAAGGTCTTTTATTAAAATATTCAATCCAACCATAATATTCTTTAGAAGACATATTATATAGTTGATCAATTGTTATACCTAATTGGAAGGCCATCTCATATTCTGCTAGCTCTTCTTCCCCAACGTACCACCATTATCATCTTTTGCACCTAATCCGTTATAGATTAAGATCTCACTAGACAATTCTGTTAATGATTTAATAGGGAAGTTTTCAAATTCTTCATCCTTCATATCTTCAGCACCTACTACTGTAGATCTAAAAATTGCAGATAAGGTTTTCATCCCTGTTACATCATCCTTATGTTTATCCATAAGCTTTTGTAAATCTTTAACACCCTTAACTGTTAGTTGTTTGATCTCCACTTCCTGATTCAGGAACGGTATCTTCTTCGTTATGTCCACTAGTTTTATGTGTTTCATTTTCATCCTTTTTATTATCTTCTGGTTTTTGATATAAATGTTTATTATTTGCCTCAAAGTCTTCCATTAATTTTCTAATTTTATGTAGAACGTCTAATGTCTCGAAGACTTCATTCTTACTTGGTACATCTTTTAGTCTGTCATAAGTTTTACGAATAGATGTATCAATAGCCTTTTTAATATGTAAAGAAGTTATTCTTAATACATAATATTTATTAAATGGTTTTATCATTGTTATCCTTATACTAAATAAATGTGCTGGGGATTTTACACCCCAACACAAAAATTTTATTAGTCAGCAAAAGGGCCAACATAGTCACCTTGAGTACTCATAGTCAAAGTTGCCTGATTTGAATCAGTCAAGTTTGGAGATACTTCAAAAGAAGCTATTTGTCCTTTTACATAAAATGCCGCGTTATCACCTGTTTCAGCGTTCTTAACATCAAGTTGAAATACATAAGTAAGACCATCTTGTACTAATGCTTGAATAGCATCATGAGAACCTGGAACATAGTTTAACGTGAATTCCATAGTAGGTGCATCTGATTGTCCTTGAATTTGAGAACTTACAGATTGACCATACTGAGGAACGTTAACAATGTTAGCAGGTTTTCCAAAAGATGGAAACTCTCTTATGTTAGTAACTTCAGTAGCACCATCAAAATCACCAGTACCAGAAGCAATAAATGCTTGGTGTGTAGTATCATTTGTTGGTAGCGTGTAGCTACTATCAGCTTTGAATTTAAGTGTAGTGAAAATACCAGCACCTATATTTGAAATTAGAGCCATTGTAGTTTTTCCTTATATTGTTTATTGGTTAAATTGAACGGAAGTTGGCAGTATAATTCACGTTGTATAAACTAGAATCACCTGTATCAACTCCCACGTTTGTTATAAAGCTATTAGTTGTTTGCAGATACCCTGAAATTTCTTTCCTGTCTAATAATGTTTTAAGTATATCAGCGATCTCATAAGCACGTTTCATACCCTTACCAGATGGTACGAATATTTGACATACTACTTGACCGTTTGCAGATACATCTTGGTTAAAAGCAAGATCAGACGAAAAAGGCAATACATTAACTCTAACCCATTCATCAGCATCAATTTCGCCTTGATAGTTTCCTGGGAAAGCTTTAATATTATGTTGTGTCCAAGTATTGGTTGTGAAGAGATTTTCAACAGACGTTAATAATTGACTTATCGTAGCCATATTAAACCTCCCTTCCAACTGTTAATGTAATTATATATCCATTATCTTCATATTTATTAATACCCCAAGTTTTAGATCTAAACACAAGTGAATCGTATCCGTCTAAAGTCTTAGAGTCTATATCAGAAGTTTTAAGAATTATATCAGCATTTATTCTAGGTTTATCATCATTAGTTTTATATTCTTTACTAACAATACCTTTTACAGTTTTTGTAGTAGTATTTCCGTTGACAATAGTTTGACTAGCAAAATCATAACCATCAACAGTTTCATTTGTTAATGTTATATCTTCTGCTATATCACCAACTAAATTAAATGCATTTGTTACATTATTAGTGATAAGTGTTTTATAACTCATTACGCACCTCCACTAACTTTAACACCTCTATTTGAGATACTTGAAGTCTCACTCATATATTTATTTACAATATCACCTATCTGATCAGGTAATTCTTTTAGATTAGTAACACCAGAATTGATGTCAAAAACTAATCTTACAGCACCAACAGTTAAGTCTTTGACTTTATTGGAACCAGTAGCATTACCTTCTACAGTAGATAAATTATTTAATAAATGCAGAGCAAGTTCATAAGTTGCCTTTTTGATATCTCCAGGAATTGTACCATATGAACTAGTAGATCTGTCATCTTCTAGGTCAACATAGTCACCAGATTTATTATCATAATATGTAATATCTCTAGGCCAAGATAAAGGATATGAGGCAGTTGGCGTAGCCGTACCACCCCAATCCATGTCATCAAGAATTCCTGTGGCTGTTACTAAAGCTTGTGTTAATTTATCTTCATTAGCATCACTGAACCAACTGTCACTATTTAACCTATCGTTAAAGTAGTTATCAGCCTCAGTTGCAGTAACAAAGGAATTAACTCCGATTTGTAAAGCCATTATATTTCTCCGTATCTAATAGTTATAATAATTAACCGTGGAATATAGGGAACATACCCATTTGGTTAACATTAGTAGCGTGAACTGTCCAGTTAGAACCAGCCGCTAGATCTGCATTTGAAGGGTAAGCAGTTGCCGAACCACTCCAAGATAGACCTTTAGGATGCATAATATTACCCCATCTAGAGATAATAGTTACAAGTCCGCCACCATTTCCAGCTAATTCATTTCTGTCAATAGCAGTTGGATTAGTCTGAGCGATTTCACTGTAGTGTACCGCACCAGCTTTAGCCATGTATGAACATTTTAAACCAGCAGGCATGTTAGCCGTTAATGATTGGTTGTTAATAACTAATCTGATTTTTCCACCAAGAATAGTGTTGAAGTTAAAGTTACCGTCAACAACTGGAGCAACATCAAGAACGTTTTGTTTTCTTAGAGTGTTGTAAGTTGGTGTATCGATTACTAGGTAGTAAAAAGGCTCTTCAAATTCACCTTTAAGAGCAGTAATACCATCTAATAATGCATCGAAAAACGCAGATCTTTTATTAGCGTTAGTCTCTAATGAAAATAGAGGATTTGGATTAGAACTAGCGTCAGAACCCATGTAGTAACCAAACGAGTTAACTACAGCCGCAGGGTCAGAAGCACCAACAGTAGTAGCACCCCAGATTTTATCAGCAACACCATTCATTAAAGATCTAAGTTGTAGATCTTCTCTTCTAGCTCTTACTCCAGCGAATTGTGAACCTAAGTAAGATAAACCATCAACTTTAGAAATTAATTTCTGAATTGATAATTCTTGAGCCGCGATATGATCAATGTTTTTGATGTATACAGCAGATTTGTTTGATACTGACATAGTGTTTAAATTCTCGTCAGTAGCAGTCTCGTTTTGTTTGTTATAAGTTACTGGGTCTACATAGTCTAACCATCTTAGCGTACCAGTATAGTTTTCACCTGAATCAGTGATTCTTGCATCAGAACCAACTAAAGCAGTTGAAGTTAATAACGCCGCGTCAGCTCTTTCAACTTGAGCGTAAGCAGAAATAGCTTTTGCAATGTTATTAAAGTTTGAACTTGTTACAGCCATTGTTTGTTTCCTTTATTATTATTAGTAGCAACATTAGTCGCAGTTATTATTATAAAAGATAGTCTATTCAGACCACTCACCACCAGGGTTAATTTGACCTTTTGCAACAGCATCGATCATTTCCTGGGATGACATTTCTTTTATAGATTTGACAGGATTGTTTCCTGTTGTAGGTTTAGCTGGATTACTTCCAGTTCCTACGTTTGCTTTTACAGAAAATAAGAATGCATTATTATCGTCTTTAGCATAAGAGCTCACAGTCTCCTCTATACTAGCTCCGTTCTCATGTACCCAATTTCCTGTAGCATCACGCTTTAAACTACTTACAATATCTGTGTAAGCCATTTTAGCGGCTTTG